AATGTAGGTTCACTATGGGTAAAGAATATGTTTGTTGACCCTGCTGTACCTAATACAAAGTTTGATATAGATATTAAAACACCCACAGGAATTAAAAAAATATCTAGAAGATTTATTCCGGCTAAACTAGAAGATAATCCTTATCTGATGCAGACTGATGATTATTATGCTATGTTGGCATCGTTACCTGAAGTACAAAGAAAACAATTCTTAGATGGTAACTGGGAAGCATTTGAAGATTCATCTTTTCCAGAGTTTAATAAAGATATACACGTTATTAAACCTTTTGACATTCCAAGAAACTGGATGAAGTTCAGAGCATGTGACTGGGGATATAGTTCACCGGCATGTTGTTTATGGATAGCTGTTGACTTTGATAATAATCTATTCGTTTACAGAGAACTGTACACACAAAAGGTTACGGCAGATATGTTTGCTAGAAAAGTATTAGATGCAGAAGAAGGTGAATATATTCGATACGGAGTATTAGATAGTTCTACTTGGGCAAGACGAGGTGACATAGGACCGAGTATTGCAGAAACAATGATACTAGAAGGATGTCGTTGGAGACCTTCTGATAGAAGTCCTCGAAGTAGAATAGCAGGTAAATTAGAAATACATAAAAGATTAAGACCGGATGAAGAAACAGGATATCCTTCTTTATTTATTTTAGATAACTGTGTTAATTTAATTAGAACACTACCAATGTTACCGACAGATAAAAATAATCCGGAAGATGTAGATACTCACGCAGAAGACCATGCTTACGATGCACTACGTTATGGTTGTATGAGTAGACCGATACATCCTATTAGACAAGATTTTATAGATAAAGTAAACGAACCGAAACGAGCAAAACCTGCAGATAGTGTGTTTGGATATTAATGAAAGATATTAAAATAGGATATAAAAATTATAAAGTAAAAAATTTAGATTCCATAGTATCTAAGTGTAATGAAATAAACGGACAGTTTCTTGCATCAGATGGAATGATAGCTTTATCCTCTACAGAAGATTCTGTATCTCATGCGAATACATTTATACATGAAATATTACATGCGATTGTATATCAATGGGGAATAGAATTAGATGATAAAGAAGAAGAAAAAATTTGCAATACTCTTGCGAATGGACTAACAACTGTATGTGTAGACAATCCTTGGTTATTACCTTACATACAGAAACAACTAAAAGGAGAAAAATAAAATGGCAATCATGAAAAAATATGTACAGGGTGAATTACCTGAGAACATGTATGGAAACGAAGCCTCTAAGCAAGGCGATTCCAAAACTAATGTTGTAAAAGGTGGTTCAGCTTTTCCTGCTGACTATGCTGAAGGTGGAGTAAACAAAGACTTCCCTAAAGAGAAGAAAAGTACAGTAGACGGAAAAGTCTTCTCAATGGCTGACGAAAGAGATTACTAAGAGGTATAAATGCCACACAACAACACAAGTGGCTTGACATCTGAAACTGATGAGGTAACATCCTTATCGGAAGAGAAAGATGATTCTTATAGTAATCTCGGTAGTCTTATCGAGTCTAGATTAAAAGAATCAGAACAAGCACGTCTTTACGATGAAAAGCGATGGTTAAGGTCTTATCGAAACTATAGAGGTATCTATGGTTCTGATATGGCTTTTCGTGATTCTGAAAAGTCTAAAGTATTTGTCAAGGTAACTAAAACAAAAGTATTAGCTTCTTACGGACAACTAATAGAAGTTTTATTTTCACAAGGAAAATTTCCTATTGGAATACAACCTACTAGTGACCCACTAGGGATAGCTAAGTACGCACACATAAAACCTGATAATTTAAAACAGCAAGATGCTCGTATGGAAGACATCTATGGTTTTGAAGGTGACGGAAGAGAAATATCTCCGGGTGCGACTGCTGATGAAATATTTAATGGACTAAAAGACAAGTATGCTAAAGGTGGTTTTGATGAGGGACCTGCTCCTGATTTAAAAACGATGCCTCAAGTAGAACCTGCTAATGAGGCTGCTAAAAACATGGAAACTCTAATCCATGACCAATTAGAGGAATCACATGCAATATCTGTAATGCGACATGTTTTATTTGAAATGTGTTTGCTAGGTACAGGTATTCTTAAAGGACCTTTTAACTACGAACAGTCAGAACATAAGTGGACACTAAATGATGAAGGTGAAAGAGAATATAAACCTATCAATAAATTAGTTCCAAGAATAGAAGCAGTTAGTTGTTGGGATTTATATCCTGACCCTGATGCTGTTAACATTGAAGATGCAGACTATATTATTCAAAGACATATCTTTACTAGAACACAAATTAGAGATTTAGTTAATAGACCTTTTTTTAGAAAATCTGCTATCAATGATTTATTAGAAGGTGGTCCTAACTATGAAACAAGAAGTTATGAAACTGCATTGTTTGATAGAGAGAATCAAGAAGAGTTTAACAAAAATAGATTTGAAGTCTTAGAATACTGGGGTACAATGGATAAAGCCTTAGTAGAAGAAGCAGGTATAGAAATGCCTGATGAAATATCTGATGACTTAGATGAAGTACAAATCAATGCTTGGATTTCCAATGGCCAGATACTACGATTAGTATTAAATCCATTTACACCTGCAAGAAATCCTTTTATGGTTTGTCCTTACGAGATTAATCCATATCAATTCTTTGGAGTAGGTATTCCAGAAAATATGGATGATGCACAAACAATTATGAATGGTCATGCCAGAATGGCGATTGATAATTTAGCACTAGCAGGAAATTTAGTATTTGATGTAGATGAAACTATGTTAGTACCCGGTCAAGACATGACTGTTTATCCGGGCAAAATTTTTAGAAGACAAAGTGGTCAAACAGGACAGGCTATACATGGATTAAGATTCCCAAACACTGCACCTGAAAACATGCAGATGTTTGATAGATTTAGACAACTAGCAGATGAATCAACAGGTATACCTTCGTATTCACACGGACAAACAGGAATACAATCTACTACAAGAACAGCTTCCGGTATGTCTATGTTAATGGGTGCGGCTGCTTTAAATATTAAAACAGTTATCAAAAACATTGATGACTATTTATTAAAGCCATTAGGTGAATCTTTTTTTCATTGGAACATGCAGTTTAATAAAGATATACCTGAGATACAAGGTGACTTAGATGTTAAAGCAAGAGGCACATCTTCTTTAATGATGAAAGAAGTAAGGTCACAAAGATTAATGACATTTATGCAAGTAGCATCAAATCAGTTCTTAGCACCTTTTGTTAAATGGCATAGTATTATTAAAGAGATTGCAAAGTCGTTAGATGTAGACCCTGACCAAGTTGTTAATGACCCAGAACAAGCAGCAATATTTATGAAACTCATGGGAGAAGTAAATGGAAATCAACAAACTCAAGGCAATAACCCACAACAAGGTGGCATGGGACCTACTAATGGAATACCTGCAGGAGCAAATGTCGCAGACACACAAGGGTCTGGAGGTAGCAACATCGGAGTCGGAACTCCACAGGTTGCAGGGGAAGGCGGCTTTACTGCACCAGATAATGAACCTCAAGGAGCAGCTTAAATAAATGTCAGCACTTTCTGATTTACAAAAAAAATTAGAACAAGAAGCACAAGGAATTATGTTTCCTTTTAGTGCTAAAACCCCTACAGTAGATACAACACAAGAAGTGTATAATTCTGCTACTGATGGTATTATGACAATGCAAGGTCAGAAGTATATAGGACCTGATGCAGTTATACAATATGGTTCAGAAGAAGAGGGTTTTGCAAGACAACTAAAACAAATAGAAGCACCAATGCTTCCACAGTTTGACGAAACACAATTTCCAGAAGCAGGTGAAGGCATAGTACAAACACCTGTTACAGTAACACCACCTACTGTGGAACCTGTACAACCCGTAGAACCAGAGCAACCTGCATTTGACCCCTGTCCTCCCGGATTTAAGTTTGACCCAGTAAAAAAAGTTTGTGTTCCTATTGAACAACCTAAAAGTGATAGAGATACAACTGTAGCTGAACCTAGAAATTTAACAGACGTTGCAAAAAGTTTAAAAGGAAATATAGACTTTACTACAGGAACTACTGAAAAAGATGAAAAGTTTAGAGCAGGACAGTATGATTATGAACCTTCTAGAAAAGATTTAAATCCTTTAGAAACTGGAGGAATTATTGGAACTGTAGTAAATGGTTTACATAATATAGGTCAATACTTTAATGAAAAAGATGCTATAAATAAAGGTATATTGG